AACGTAGATGCTGTTTCTAACTTGTTACTGAAGAGTGGTTTCTCAACAAACATTAAGTCTGAGAGTTATTTAAATCTTTACTCTCTGTATGATTTTAATTTAAGAACACCAGCTGATATCAACATTCAAACAAAATATTTTGGTGTTGCTTCGCAAGGTATGTTGATGCGTTCTATTGGTCGTTTCGACATTAAGTCAAGAACTAATAACGTAAACATCGATGCTGGTTCTGGTGGTGCGATTTACTTGAACGGAAACAACGTGGGTGTTTCGCCATCGTTCAACGTAGTCTATCCTAACGAAGCAGAATCAGCAACTCAGAAAGATGCAGTTGACTTAGAATATGCTGGCGATAGAATTACTGCAGTTAATCCATACTTTGCTCACTTGAGTTTACCTCCAAGAAATGTTTCTGGTTCTCAAATGTTTGAAGCACCAGAAGATGGTGATCCTTCTAAGTATATTGATAAGCAAAGACAGAGTGGTCGTATGCCACCAACTGATCAAGCACCAACTACAAATGATACTGCTACTCCGAGCAAACCACCACCAGCTGGTGTTGCTGTTCCTTGCGAGGGATTCAAGAATATGACTGAGTTCCCAGTTACTACAAAACTGTCAGCAAACTTCTATCTTGGTGACTTTATTCCTGGTGGTGGCACTGGTTACATTTGTTCAGCGAAATCACCACATAAGTTACAAGACCAAGATGGTTTGACTAAAGCACAGATTGTGTGTAACTTAAAAGCATTGGCTGAGAATGTTCTTGAAAACATTATTAAGATTGTTCCGAAATCTGAGATTACTATTACTTCAGGATATCGTCAGAAGGGATTGGTTGGCGCAGAAAGCGCAACCTCTCAGCATCCAAAAGGTATGGCTGCTGATATTGTTCTGAAGAAGTCGGCTAGAGATCGTAAGAAACATTATGACTTGATTCAAGAAATTGCAGCAAAGGTTCCGCATGATCAATTAATCTTAGAATATCAAGACTCAAATATTGTATGGATTCACGTATCATATAATGGTATGGGAACACAAAGAAATATGAATTTCACAATGAACAATCATCATACCCATACCAAGGGTGCATTTACACTATTAGCATAAAGGATATATTATGGCACAACCACCTACAGGGCAAATAGCATGCGGTCAACTTAGTAATGTTGGTAGCGGTAATGTAAGAAACGATATTAAACTTGGAGTTGCAATAACACCAGCAAAACTGGTTCCAGGTGTTGTTGGTACAACTATCCAGGCGCATGGACCCCCACCACATAATTTTCTACCAAAAATTGTTCAGGGAAGTACATCTGTGTTTCTTGGACCAGATCACATACCATTAGCATATGATGGATGTCTTGCTAGTTGTGGGGATCCTATTACAAGTCAACCACACGATACAGACATTTTTGTTGGACCTTAACTATGTCAGTTCTTGCGCTAACCCAAGCAAAAACTGAATTTTTACAAAAGTATTCGACTCAAGACTTATACTCGAGGATCTTCACAAATTATAAAAATTATCCTTCAGAGTTAACGAAGGTTGCAGATTTAGAGACATTAGCAAGAACAAAGGTTTCCCAGATTAGTAATCTGTTTGGTATACGACCAGCAACTGTTGGTGAATTGTTTGAGAATTTAAACGAACTGGCAGTCGTAGTTGCTTTGCAACAACTTGAGGCTTCTGCCAATCCAGATATTCCAGAAGGCGATTTGGGTGGTGGAGATTCTAGACCAGATACTGGTTCTGGTGGTGGATAAAACGAATAAATAAAGATATGGTTACAATAACAAGACAAACTCAAATATTTAAGGATATCGATCTCCTTTTCACAGCACATCCAAATACTAAAGATGTTGTTAAGAAGCGCAACGAAGAAGCAATTAAACAATCTGTAAAGAGTTTAATCTTAACACAATATTATGAGAGACCATTTCACAGTGAAATTGGTTCACCAGTCAGAGGATTGTTATTTGAATTAGCAACCCCATTAACAGTCCATACATTAAAGCGTGGAATTATTGATACTCTAGAGAATTTTGAACCAAGAATTCGTGTTCTTGATGTAAACATATTTATGCAGGATGAGCAAAATGCTTGTGATATATCTATCACTTATGAGATTATTGGACTACAGACAACAGAAGAATTAACAATAACAGTAGAGAGAACAAGATAACATGGCGAACTCATCAAATCTAAGAGTAACCGAATTAGACTTTGATAACATCAAAGATAATTTAAAAACATTTCTAAAATCGCAAGACGAATTTACCGATTATGATTTTGAAGGTTCAGCTATGTCTGTATTGCTTGACCTGTTGGCATACAATACACACTATAACGCAATCTATGCAAACTTTGTTGCCAATGAAATGTTCTTAGACACAGCAGCGAAGCGTTCTTCAGTTGTATCATTAGCAAAACATTTTGGTTATACACCTCGTTCTATTGTTTCATCAAGAGCAAAGATTAATCTTACAGTTACAACAACTGGTTCACCACAATCTTTGATGTTACCAAGATATACTACATTTACAACAACGATTGATGGAACAGATTATAGTTTCTATAATCTTTCAAACATAACAACAACTCCAGTAAGCGCAAATACATTTACATACAATAATGTTGAAATCGTTGAAGGTAAGCCATTAACTTACAGATATACAGTTCAAAATGGACAAACAAAATTCTTAATTCCAAATTCTAATGTTGACACTTCTACATTGTTGGTAGAAGTTCAAACAAGTTCAGCAGATGCAACAACTCAAACATTCAACTTGGCTGGAAATAAAGATTACACAACAGTTACTGGAACAGATCCAGTATATTTCTTAGAAGAAACACGTGATGGTTACTATCAATTAGTATTCGGAGATGATGCTATTGGTAAAGCATTGGTCGATGGTAATGTTGTTAGAATGACATATCTAATCTCTAATGGTACAATTGCTAATAACGCTACTTCATTTACGCTTGGTGGTATTTCGGCATTTACTGTTACAAATTTTACATTAACATTGGCTCAGAAATCATTGGGTGGTCGCGATCGCGAAACAATTGAATCGATAAGAAATAATGCATCAAAATTTTTCGTTACACAAAATCGTGCTGTTACTGCTGAAGATTATAAAAACATTATTCTAGCAGAAGCATCTGATATCGAAGCTGTTAGTGCTTGGGGTGGCGATAATGCAAGTCCTCCAGTATATGGTAAAGTTTATATTAGTGCCAAGCCAAAAAATGGAACATCATTAACTGATGAAACAAAAACAAGACTGTCATCTATTTTAAACAGAAAGAATGTTGTTGGTATCACACCAGAGTTTATTGATCTAGAATTTCTGTACTTAATGTTAGAAACAACATTCTATTATGATCCATCAAAAACAACAACACCAAAAGAAACATTAGAAGCCAACGTCCGTGCTACTATTCAGAATTTTGAAGATTCAAATTTAAATAATTACGATTCTATTTTTAGAAAGAGTCAATTAAGCAGAGAGATTGATTACACAAGTAAAGCAATTTTAAATAGTAATACGCAAGTAACTCTCTACAAATATTTACAAATAAACTCTGAGAACAGATTAAATTATAAATTTGATTTTTTAAATCCAATTAACACAATTACCAGCACATCATTTAGATTAGTCAACAACTCAACTGATTATTATCTTAAAGATGATGGTGATGGTAAGATTCAAAAATATTATTATAACAATGGTAAAGTTGTTATTGAATCAACTGCCTTTGGGTTTGTTGATTATCAAACTGGTATAATTACAATACCAGCAACTGCTTTTTCAATGTTGACTGACAACTGTAAAATTTTCGCGAAGCCAACAAAACCAGATGTTGAATCAATGCGTAATCAAATTTTGACTATTCAAGATTCAGATGTTGAGGTATATGGTGTATTAGATACAAGAAAACCATTGGTACGATAAATGACAATTAAAACCTCTATCGTTGTAGATTCTCAGGCTCCTGAGTTTATTCGTTCAGACTATGCGAAGTTCATCACATTCCTTCAAAAGTATTATGAGTATGTTGAACAAGATGGTAAGGCGAATGATGTATTAAGAAATATCGATACATATAATGATATCGATGATCAAGATGATCCTGATATTCTTTCTACATTTTACACATTGTTCTTGCCAGATTTTCCACAATTCGTTGTATCTGACAAGAAGTTTGTATTAAAACATATCGCTGAGTTTTATAATTCAAAAGGTTCTATTGATTCGATCAAAGCATTCTTTAGAATTTTATATGGCGAAGAAGTTCAACTCTTTTTACCAAAAGAAGACATCTTAAAATTAGATGCTGGTATTTGGAGAAAAACATTTAAGATTAAAATATATAATCTTTCAGGCGACCAAATTGAACATCTTCTTGGTTCAGAAATTTATCAAGTTGATGCCATCAATGGTCACAAAACAGTTAAGGCACGTGTAGTTGACTATGATCCAAACTACGATATCCTTTATCTTTCTGCTGACAATTTAATTTTAAATTTCACAACAGCAGATTTAGTTTATGCAACCAATGTTAATGGAACAAGCGTAACATTTAATTTAAAATCTCAGTTGTCAACAACAACTCCAACATTTGGTGGGCAGAATTATGCTCCAGGAGATTCCGCTGTATTACCAACAGCACAATCCAACACAGAAAATATTAAAGTATCAACAGTTTCATCAGGAACAATTGAACAACTTGTATTGTTAAGTCGTGGCGATAACTATTCAGTTTATGATACAGTTGATTTTGGAACACCACTAGATGGCGAAGTTCCAGCAACTGCTAGAGTTCAAAGCACAATCAATAAACAAATCATATCAGAGATAAATGATTTTAATTGGCTTGAACCAGAGGATAAATTTACATTCGAAGATAATTTTGAAATTCGTCAAGAGTATGGTAATTTTGGTGCACCAGCAGCAGCCAATATGTCAGTTACTGATGAAACAACAAAAGGTATCAACACTGGTTCAATTTCTTCAGCAGAATTTGGTATTCTTGCTGAGCAGCAACAAGAAGATTCAATATCTTATACTAGAGCATCGTATACATATAACCAAGGATTGTTTAGAACAATTCTTCCACGTGTTGGTGCATCATCAAACTATGCATTAAACTGGACAAAAAATGAAGGTATTAGTGTAGCATTGATTGATGAAGAATTATATATTGGGTCAATCAATTGTACCGAAGGAACACCACCAAATCCAGGAACTGTAATTATTCAGTTTGACACTGATACTGATTATAACGCATTAGAATATTATGAATTAACATCAAGAGGTTCGTCAACAGTAACACCATCAATTGGTGTTGTTAATAAAAATGTTACTGATACAGTATTGCTTGATACAAAAATTGGCAACCTTTCATTACAGCAACAGATTGGTGCATATGAGTTGTCGCAAAATACACTCAGCCCACTATATCCATTCTCTGAAAATGCTGGTACACAAAGCAGAGGTCCAATAATTTACATTCGAGAAACAAATCAACTTTGTGGTCACGATTTAAATACAACAAGACCATGGGAATATAGATTTGTTTTCCGTAAAGATACAGTTGTTAAATTCAAAATTTTTATTATGCCAGTTCAATACGATCTTCGTTCTGTTAAGATTGTTGGCGAAGATGGAACAACAGATTTTTATGAAGAGAATGATGCATCAAACATTCTGATTCAAGAAACATATGATGGAACATTTAGAAGAGTTGGTTTTGATCCAGCAAATGTAACACAGCTGGGTGGCGCAGGTGCTTATATTGTAATTAATGTACCATCGCATGGGTTTAATGATGGTGAGATAATTCGATATAATACTTTCCAAGATATCGAAGCTGGTATATATTCAGGTACTGTTGGTGGAATTACTGATGGGCAATTATTTAACTGCTTGCCTGTGGATTCTAACAACATTATATTGTTACCATATGGAGGATCTAACAGTGAAGCATATAATGTTGGTCTTGCTCAAGTATTAACACCAGCTGCTTCATCTGGAACAACATGTTATTTTACAAATTTCGCTGGCTCTCATGTAACCAATGGTGCAAATTATACATCAACAGCTGTTGCTAATTCTGCGATTACTATCTCTGCTAAGAAAAGATCTTGCGGAACAAGGGATATGGGTTTAAAATATAATCTTGATCCAAATATTCCGACTGATAGTAATACAGGTTTCAAAACAATGTATCCATATACAGTAGACAATAAAGTTTATCTGTTTCAATCGATTAATGAAAATACTGATTACTTAATATCGGAAAGAAACGATTTTGATAATACTGTTGTGCCATATAATTTAGAAATCAATAAAACAAATCCATCAGAGATTGAAGATTATGTAACAAATCCATTCATTGCTTTAGAAAAATCAGATGTTTCTATTAAACAAAATATTTTAACAGTTGACATTCCAGATTATTCTCAAGCACGTGTTATGGTCGAGCGTAAATCCTTGCAAATGGTTGACGATATTAACAGAGGTCAACAGCGTTTGTTCAGAGCATGGAATGATTATGCTGAGATTAGCACATATCAAGAATTGTATAACACAAATAAAAACATCTACTCAGATGAATACTCTGACCAACCATATGTAAATGCAATATTACCAAGCGACATTACATTGTATTCCTCTGGTCCATCAGAGTTTGCTAATTTTGGTCCAACAATGATGGTGGCTTCATCTAAAAATAATTCTGTATATTATACAGACGGAGCTGGTCAAGGTAATTTTATTTACTCAGCGCAGCTTGATGATCAACGTAGAATAAGTTTTGTTGAAACAACAAATTATGATAATGAACCAGCATATCCAATGTCAAACAATGGACCAGTTGGTATATCTAAAACAGTAACTGGCACAGTAACAAGCGAAACTGCATACAATACAAATAAAAAGAAATATTTTACAATTAACTTCTCATTACCAAGAGAATTAAATTATAATGTTGATATGCCTTTCGAAGTTAATCTGACAAATATTATTGAATCTACTAAAGATGGTTTTTCTTTTACCGATGTTGATTTTAATGACAGCGTTTCTTTAGAGGGTGTTCCATATGCTGGAAGTGATGTGTTTTTGTTAGAGGGTGGTGATAGTATTGCCTTTGAAACAAACACAAATGGCTATGCATCATTAGCGCAACAAAAAATGTCAATTATGAATCCAACGATAATGCTTGAGTTTTTCTCGCCATCATTGGATCCTGCTGACCCAAGAAAACATTTAGTATATTATGCAAACAAAGCAGATTACACTAAAATTTCTAGCGACGTACAAAGAACAATCTATACATTTATGAATTGTTGGTCGCCAAATCAAAACGTAGTACCTAATACAACTATTAAAGATTATACTGTAACAATCAAATCATTACAGAAATCTGATTATATTATTGAAAAAGTTTCAGATTCACAATTATTAGCAAATGATCCACAACATTCAATAGAAACTGGTTCATATGTATCACCATTCATTCAAGAAGTTTATATTGTAAATGGTCAAAATGATTATGGTAAATATGTTAAGATGTACCCAACATATGAAGATGCAGTTGCTGACACAAATTCAATAACACCATTCTCTCTTGGCGCAAACTTCGGTTCCAATTTAGAAGGTAATGAATTATTTTATAATCCTGTTGTCTCAGGAACAACAGTAGCAAGTACATATACAAATCCATTATCAAGCGTTGGTGTTAAGAATCCATTCACAGGATTAATAAAAGATAATAATATTTCATTGGCAAGATTTTTTGATCCATCAACAAACGTATCATCTTCTTCGATAACAGTTAGAAATCATAATTTGGTTGATGGTTCTTGGGTAAGATTTAGAACAGATTTTAATGGAAATGCTCCATCTGGTTTGGTTGATAACACAACATATTATGTAAAAGTAATAGATGCAAACACTGTAAAATTATGTTCATCTTTTGCAAATTACAGTTCAAACACATATGTTACATTTACTGCATTCGCAACATCTGGCAAAACATGTTCTCTACAAACTGTACCGCAATCATTAAATTTTAACTCAATTAAAGATTTATCTTTTGATACTAGATTATATGTAAGTTCAATTGCAATCAGTACTGTTGATACAATTACTGGTGGTATTACTTTCGCAACCCCACATACATTGTCTGGTTTAAGTAAGGTAGTATTTTCAACAACAGGAACTGTACCATCTGGACTGACAAATAATGCTGAGTATTATGTAATTTATGTTGATGATCTAGAAATTAAATTCGCTTCATCCCTAGAGAACGCATCAAACAATATTCCAATTGTTCCTAAAACTGTTGGTTCTGGAACAGCTTCTATTATCGTAAAAGGTACTAATGGTAATTTGTTTCCAAACAATACAATCAAAGAACAACAATTCTTTACTCCTGGTCAATATACAAATTATTTAAATACTGGTGATAAGGTAACAATTAGAACACAAAGATCTTTAAGCACATTAATTGATAGTGGTCAAACAATGTTTGTTAAAGATTCAACAACAGGATCAACTGAATCATTTGGTCTGACAACAAGATCAAATTTAACAACAAGTAATTTTGGTTATTTGACATTGTTATCTACTAATATGGATCCTGATACTGATATAATTACAGCTCCATATGGTCACGTGTTTTATACTGGTGATGAAATATCTTACAGTACTAGCGGAACATCGTTCGCACCAGCAGTTTCTACAGTGTATGTAATTAAAATAAATTCAACTACTTTCAAAATAGCTGCATCTTTTATTGATGCGATAAACAACAATCCTATCAATATTACTGCTAGAGGAACTGGTTCACAGTATTTTACAAGAACAGATTTTGATACAGCTTCTGAAATTGCTGAATTAATTCCATATTCAACTCAACCAAATTATGCTGCGACATTAAATCCAGGTGTAACAGGAACAGGTATTGAAGAATTTACAATCACATATGGATCAAATCTACAAACAGAAACAGGATATCTTGACCAAGTTGTGCTAACATCTCCAGGTCATTATAGAAAAGTTCCAACTGTTACAATTAAAACAGCTGGTCAGCGTTCAGGTTCTGGTGCTGACATATATCCAATAACAAATCAAGTAGGTTCGATTACTGGTTTTGAAATTATGGATGGTGGTGTTCACAATGTATCAAGAACATTATATGTTCCATATTCGTTTATGTCTGATACAATCAGTGGTACTTTTGTGCAGGGCGAAACAATTAAAGTTGGAACATCAGAAGTTGGAACATTACTGTCCAAAGAAGGACACTACTTTAAGATTAACTGGAATCAGGTAACACCAATTACTCTGGGCAACACAACTCCAGGAGTTGGTACTACAATTACTGGCGTAACATCTGGAGCAACAGCACTTGTTGGAAGAGCATTCACTATTGCTAGTATCGCAGTATCAGAAGGTACATCTGTTGTGACAACAGGCGATGAGCACCATATGGTAAATCAAGATATGGTTTACATAAGTGGGTTCTCACCAAATATTGCTGATGGTTACTACTATGCTTCTATTATGGGATCTAATAAATTTAGACTTTATACAGATAGAAAATTGTCAGTTCCTGTAACAGCTGCGCAGCCATCAGGTTATACTGCATATACAGCTGTTGGTCGTTCTGGTATGTTTACTGCTGTTGCTTCTGCTGCTCCTTCTGCGATTACAGAATCTACAGAAAATGGATCAAGTAACAACTACGCAAGCGATAAAAACTTATTAAATACAACAACAAGATTGCAAGACTCTCATTATTACCAAGACTATTCGTATGTAATCAGAGGTGCTAACTCGCACGATAATTGGAAACCTTACTTCAATAAACTGGTTCATCCAGCTGGTTTTGCTGTATTTGGCGAGGTTGATTATTTTACAGTTAATTCGGGTGTAGAGAAACTTGGCAATACAGTTCTTAATGGAAGCACTATAAATAATACAAGTAATGCAATCATAACAGAGATGACGACCTAATATGGCACAGTATGCAATAATCAAACAAGAATCAAAGGCACAAAATGCAAAGGGATATTATTCCAGCATTGTTAGTGGTGCTAAAAAACTCTATTATTATTTTGGTAACCCAGTAGCTTGGTCAACATATCCAGGTGGAAGTTACAGCGATACAGCACCTCCAACACCAACAGATTCCCAACTTTGCGAGAAACAAATTTGGGATGGAATTATTGGCATGAAGAAAGTATCATCTTCTGATATAGTTTTCTCTTATAAAAGAAATGATTGGGTAAGCGGAAACTATTATGATATGTATAGAGACGATTATGATGGCACTGTTAATGGCGTAACAACAACAGGCGCATCTACATTACCTTTATCTTTATCTAAAACAAATAGTCTTGTTCTTGTATATGATAGTGGTTCATATAAACTGTATCGTTGCATAGATAATCGTAGCATAACAACTGGTTACGCAATTCCATCAACAACAAAACCAACATTCACAACAGACCAAATTCAAACATTGTCTGATGGATATCGCTGGAAATATTATGGCACATTAACAACAGCAGATGCTGAAGAATTTTTAACATCTTCTTATGCGCCAATTCCTTCGAATTTAATATCAACAAAAGTAGCTTCTGGGCAAGTAATTTCAATTGTTATGCTCAGTCGTGGTGCTGGTTATACATCAACACCAACTGTAACAGTCAAAGGCGATGGTACTGGTTTGGTTCTTGGTACACCAGTTCTTTCTGCAGGTTCAATAGCATATATCCCAGTTACTACTGCTGGTTCTGGTTATACATATTTGACACTAACAATTAGTGGTGGTGGAACTCCAACAACTACAGCAACTGCTAGAGCAGTTGTTGCACCATATGGTGGGTTTGGTAACAATGTATCAAATGAAATCGATCCAAATTATTTGATCGCTAGAATTTCAAATATCAATACTGATGTATATTTTCCAACACGTGGTAATGCACCAACTGCATATGGCGCAACATCAGGAACATATGTTACTAATTTAACATATAGATCAGTAGGTTTATTGGAAGATCCACTACAGTATAATTCAACTTCTGCTGCAACTGATACCTTACTTAAAAATTTTACTGAGTTTAGATATAACGCAGTAACAGGTACAGTAGCATATGGTGATAGATATACTTCACCAACAAGCGGATTGTCAAACGCAATCGGAACAGTTGTTGCTGAGAGACAAGATAATTCATATGTTGCTGATATTGTTACTATCAATGCAGCAACAGCAGTTAACGCATCAACCAAAGCAATTGCTGCTATTGGTCACGGATTAGTTACTGGAGATACAGTAAATTATTCAACAGGTGGTGGTACTACAATTGGTAATCTTACAAATGGCGCATCATATTTTGTAATTAAAGTTGATACTGATAATTTTAAATTGGCATCATCTTTGGCTAATGCGCAAGGTAATATTGCTATTTCAATTACTGCTGGAATTGGTTCTACTCATACATTTACGGACACAGTAGTTAAAGGGTATGTTTCTTTTATCCGCTCAACCGAACAGTTAGTTGAACAATCACCATTAGTCGCTGGTAATTTATTAACAAAAACAGATTCATCTACAACAATGTATCTTGGTCCATATGCTACATTTAATTCAGCGTCTGGTTCTGTTGTAGTTATTGCTTCTGATACTATTGTTATCAATGCCCACCCATTCCTTACTGGCGACCAAGTAGTATATACAAATGGTGGTGGAACAACAATCCCAACAACAGGTTCTACTCTTGTGAGTGGAAATACCTATTACATTATTCGTGTAACTGCAAACGAAATTAGATTAGCAACATCATATGCCAACGCAATCGCTAAAACAAACATCGATTTAACTGGTCTTGGCGTTGGTACACATACCCTTAAATATACAGGTTCGGATAGTGTTTCTTATCCAACAGTTCAAAAGTATACTGGTAATGTGGTGTTTGCTGAGTATAGAAATGCTGTTACAAGATCCACAGAAAAAGAAAAATTTAGATTTGTTCTAGAATTTTGATAAATAGAACATTACCACTGGAGAAAATTAAATGAATTTTAACGTATCGCCATATTACGACGATTATGATGAGGATAAGAAATTCCTGCGTGTCCTGTTCCGTCCTGGATATTCTGTTCAGGCACGTGAATTAACACAAGCGCAGACGATCTTACAAAAACAAGTCCAAAGACTTGGCGATTATGTATTTAAAAATAAGTCCAGAGTTATCCCTGGAGAGTTGAAACTCATTACAGCATACTCAATTAAACTAGAACCACTAGAAATTGACAAATCATTTAATCTTGATACATTCATCCAAGCATTAGATAACATTACAATTACTGGTGAAACCACTGGCGTAAGAGCAACTCTAGTTTTGGGTGAGCCATCTACATCAGCTGGTGATCCTCCACTTTTCCACATCAAATATGTTTCACAAGGTTTTAACGGAGAAGAATATTTCTCACAAAATGAAGTATTAAAATTTGATGTAGTGGCAAGCGTTGTAACAACATCTACTGGTGGAACAAGCGAAACAGATCCAGTTGTAACAACAACAGATTATGTTTCTCCAACATATACAAATCCAAGAACTGGTGAAGTAATTACAGCTGCTTCTGGATCATATCGTGTAAGAATTCAAAACGTAAGCGATTATCAAAACGATTCTTATATCGCAAACATCACTACTGGTATTTTCTATGTCAATGGCGCATTCGTTAAAGTTGACTCACAAAGAATTTGTTTATCAAAATATACAAATACACCAACAACTGCAGTTGGTTTAGATATTGTTGACAACATCATAACTCCAGAGCAAGACACAACATTATTAGACAATTCAACTGGAACACCAAACTATACTGCTCCAGGTGCTCATCGCTACAGAGTTGTTTTAGTTCTTACGAAAAAAGACGTTGGCTATGCCAGCGAAAGTTTTATTGTTCTTTCTACATTAAGAAGAGGTATTTTACAATTCGAAGCGCAAGGTTCAAGTCTTGCTGAATTAGAAAAAGTACTTGCTCGCAGAACATATGATACCAATGGTGATTATACTGTTCGCGATTTTGAAATTGAAATGCGTCAACATCGTAACTCAGACCAAGGTGTTTGGACAGGAACAACGGCATACGGTAAAGGCGATACAGTTTATTATGTAAGCCCATCTTCTGGTAAAACAAATTTCTACATCTGTTTAGATTCAGGTGTTTCTGGTACATCTGCCCCAACGCACGTTTCTGGTGCTGTTAGTGATGGTGGTGTTCGCTGGAGATTTACACCACAAGCCACATATAATTATGGTATCTATTCAGAGTCTGAAGGTGGAGATACTGAAAAAATTGCATTTGGTTTAAAAAATGGTAAAGCATATATCAAAGGATTTGAATTTGCTGTAAATGGTGTTAGATATGTTGAAGCACCAAAAGCAAGATCATATAACAAAATTAAAAATACTGGTGTTCCAGTTTCTGTTGGTAACCTTATCGATGTAATTCCTTTTGGTGTTCCAGATATTGATGGTTTCCAAATTGTTGACTTATATTCAGTTGATACTCCACCAAATGCTTCACAAAGTATGCCGTATTTAACAGCATCAGCTGATAGTTCTGGTACTGTTGGTTCATGGGGATATATGTCAGCCAAATTGACATATGGTATTGTTGCGCATCAAACATCATCAACAGGTGTTAATGAATATACTGTTGCAAAGATTCTTGCGAACACAGTTACAACGACTGTATTTACAAACAGTATGCAATCCTGGACAGATAACTCTGGTGGCTCATCAAATGATGCTGCGTATTTCCTACCAACATCTAAAATTGGTACTGCTCGTCTACGTTATGTAGAAGGTGCTCAGCCAATTGGTGGTAGAGCAACTGCTAAAATATCTTTAATGGATGTCCAAATGGATCCAGGTAAAGATTTCCGTAAAGTTCGTGTTATTGGTACACCATTAAGCGTTGGTTCAACTTCTGCTGGTGGTGATCCACAGTGTTTCCGTGCTCTAGTAATCCCACAAACATATAACTCAACACAAGTTGGTACAGCTACAATCGCAACAAGTGGAAATATTGCTGCAACAATGACTGGTTTTGGTACTAAATGGCTTTCTTCAACCCAGTTAACTGCTGGTGATATGGTTTGGTTCCCAAATGTGCCATCTCAGTTCTTCTTTGTTCGCGATCTTCAAGGATCCGATAGAGGCGCATTAGTAACACGTTTCAGTACATATAATATTTCTGGTCCATTATATAGAGCAGATTGTGTATTCCAGAAACCTGAAGATGGTGATTCAATATTCGACATGCCTAAGAAAGATGTGTTGACTATTCGTGGTGGCGAAACTCTTCAAGACAATAATACAACATATACAACTCTGGAAAAGGCAGTTGTTACTGGTGGTTCCTCAGATGGAACATATGTTACATTAAATGTGTCTTCAGTTGAACCTGATCAAATTCGTATTACCGATGTTGCTGCTTATGTTGTTATTAACAACACAACTGGTGAGTTGGTAAACCCATACGATATTACATTAAACACATTGACAACAGCGTCAATTCGTTTAAATGCATCAGCAAGTCGTACAAATAGTTTAGCGTATTTACAAAACGATTCTTACAGTGTGTTTATTCCAACACTAAAGCGTTTGACTAATGCTAAAGAGAAAGTTAAATCTCTTGTTTCTGCTTCTCAAGATATTACAATTCAGCAGAATATTGAATTAGATACAATTAAAATTAACAAAGCTGACGTATATCGTATTCTTAAAATTGAAATGTTCCCGAATGTTATTTTCGGTAATGATATTTCTGGTCAAATTACTGGAACTGGTGTTGATATTACAACAAACTATGAGTTTGACAATGGTCAACGTGATACTCACTATGATCTTGCACGACTAATCAAGAGTAAATCAGTGGCTTTCCCATCTGGTCCAATCCGTATTACTTATGAATATTTTGAACACAGTGGTGGTGACTACTTCTCAGCTGACTCATACCCAGATCTATTGTATGAAGAAATTCCAAACTACTTCAGTAAAGTTACTGGTAGAACAATAAGTTTACGCGATGTGCTTGATTATCGTCCACGTGTAAACGATGGTGGTACATTTGATGGTGGTACAGCTTCTTTAACTGCTTTACCGCAACAAAAATATGGTTTCCAATGCGACTTCGCTTACTATTTGCCACGCAAAGATAAAATTGTTTTAAACAAATCAGGACAGTTTGTTGTTATCCAAGGTGTATCTTCAGAAAATCCGCAATATCCAGAATTACCTGATGATGTTATGGAGTTGTTCGATGTTGAATACAAGCCATATACATACAAAGTAAATTCAAGCAACGTCTTTATCAAGCCAATCGATAACAAGCGTTACACAATGAAAGATATTGCTAAGTTAGAGAAACGTATTGCTAACTTGGAAGATGCTACCGTATTAAATTCATTAGAGCGATCAACAGCAACCTTCTCAATTAAAGACCAAGATGGTTTAGATAGATTCAAGAATGGTTTCGTTGTTGATAACTTCACAGGACATAAAGTTGGTGACGTATCAAATCCTGACTACGAATGTTCAATTGATATTTTAGAAAATAATTTACGTCCAGCTTTCTATACAGTTGGTGTAGATATGGTTGAGGTTGCTCAATCTGTTGTTGAACGCAACACATATAATTATAGAATTCATCCAGGCAATATCGCAACTTTACCATACTATGCTGGACCAGAGTACTTCTATAAAAATAAAAATGAAATTCAAACAATTATTGACAAAGGTGCTAATGCAACTTCTGTAGAATTGTTCAGAAAAGAAACACTAATTCGTGAGAACAATGATCTTATCATTATGGAACAACCATATGCAACAGAATCTGTCCAAGTTACAGCTCTGTTAACTGGTTCTTCTTCTGGTACTGTTACACTATTCCCTTCTGGCGATACATGGGTTGAAACAGATATTCCTCAAGAACTTGTTATTAATGAAAATGGAACATACGACAGCGTTGCTGCTCAAGCGGATGCGCTTGGTATTGATTTTGGCACAATCTGGAATCAATGGCAAGTTAGTGGTTTCGGTCGCCCAGTAACTACTGTTAGCAATAGTTCATGGAGAAGTGGTGCTGGTACATACTACTCATCTACTTCTGTTACAACTCAACAAGTTAGTGAGAGCGCAAAAGGTAAAACAACTTCATTAAATGAAAGTGTTGGACTTACACAAATTAATGGTCGCTTAACTGCTCGTCAATCACAGTCATATATTCGTTCACGTCCAGTAACATTCGTAGCGAATGGATTGAAGGGTGGTTCAAGAGTTTATGCATTCTGTGATACAACAAACGTAACTGATTATTGTACTCAAGCATCTAGACTATATCTTGCTGCTCGCGGATTTGATTACTCAGAAGTTCCATTCCAATTTGGTAAGTCAGCAACTGAACGAAATGTTTGGTTAACATTCAACACTGATGATGTGTTTTCTGGATCTACTTCTAACTATGAAAGAACATTTATTGGTTCTTTAGCAAACAGTGATTTTAATTATACTACTTCATTTACTAGTGTGTTTAATGGAACTGTAATTCAACCATCAAGTATCGTAACGACAGGAACTAGTACTATTCTTGGTGATGTTGGTACAAACCTTATTCCTAAGAATTCTGAAGTTCAAGCATTCACAAAAGGTGAAGTAATTAAAGGAATGGTTTCTGGTGCAACTGCTATTGTTATTCTACATGAACAATCAACTTCTACACAAAATGGTAACGCAGATGGTTCTATTGATTGCTTACACGTTTTAAATATTCGTGGAACATTTAAAGCAGGTGAACAGATATCTGGTACAATTAAACGTGACAAATTAAATGGTGGAGTATTAACATTAACATTGCGTGCATCTAGTCACTTTGAAGCACCATCTCCAGGTAATTTAATTACTTCTGGTACTGGTCGTGTTGCTGGTACATGGTTGATTACTAGTGGTCAAACAATCAACAATAAATCATCACCAAAATTCTTAACTGGTAAGAGAACATTCTCTTTACAAGATACTATAACAAATACAGCATCATCGGCTGGTATTGTAGATAGAACATGTTATGCTGATGCAGTTTATTCTGCTGTTGGTATTATTGATGCTGGTGGCGGTGGTGTGGTTGGCGTAAGAAATGCTTCTGTTGGTGTTGGCGACGTAACTCGCGATCGTTCATATACACAAACGCTGGCTTCTAGTACATCAACATCATATGTTCCAGATCCACCTCCTCCACAATCACAAGATCCGTTGGCGCAAACATTTATTGTTTCTTCAGCTGCATCTATGGCTGATGCAAGTCAAGGATCGTTTGTTACTGATGTTGAACTTTTCTTTGCCAATAAAGATCCAATCGCTCCAATCGCTGTTGAGATTCGCACTACGCAAAATGGTTACCCAACTACAACAACTCTACCATTCGGACAGAAATATCTGTACCCATCACAGATTCTTACATCTACAACTGGTACTGTTGGTACAAGAGTAAGGTTTGATGCGCCAGTATATGTTAAAGAAGGCGAAATGTATTGTGTTGTATTGTCAACATTAAGTCCAACATACTCAGTTTATACAGCTACGCTTGAGAAAACAGATATTAGTAACAACAAACTTGGAAAAGTATTAAAGAATCCTGCTACTGGATCTATGTTTAGATCGCAAAACTCTGCTACTTGGAGCGAATCATCGACCCAAGATTTGAAGATGGTTATCTATCGTGCTATCTTTAATACAACATCAAGCGGAACAACTGTTGATGCTTTAGGAACAACTGTTGGCGAAAGTTTCATCTATTTGAAACCGAAAGATATTAAACCATTATCCAATTCTGGTAGACAATCTAAGTTTACAAAATTGGCATTAAACCCATTCCGTTGTACATTAGGTAAGAGCGAAATTATTGTTCGTCAACCAAACCATGGTATGATCGCTGGTGCTTATGTTACATATCAAAATGTAACTGGTTCTGAATCATTTGGTTTTACTAATGCTTTATTTAATACAGGCACTCATACTGAAACACAGTATGATATTAAAACAGCTGCATATGTTACAACTGGAACAATTGTAAAACACAAAGTATATAAAGTTTACAGCCATGATTTATACAGTATTAGATTGTATGATACCAGTGGTTCTGCTCGCTTAGCAACAGGATCTGGTCAGTTTGGTGGTGATCAAATGTATGCATCTATGAATGCGTTATATACAGTTCTTCACCCATCAGTAGCTATGATGAATTTGGAAGCAACTACTGTTACTGGTCAAATTAAAACAACATCAGGAAGAAGTCCAACTGGATCAGAAACTCCATTTACGAAAGACAATACTTGGAATGATATTATTCTTAATGATAATAATTACTTCCCAAGTCAACGTGTAATCTTAAACAAACAAAATGAAATTGATGTTTTAGACAGAGCAAATTCATTAGAGTTAAGACTACAGTTACAGACTAAGAGTAAATTCGTTTCTCCTATGGTTGATATTGATCGTGTTGTTCTTGCTGCCACACAAAACCGTATTGATGATCCAGTAACAACTAAGAGTCCGAATAGTAACTACTACTCAGCAACTGGTGGGTTTGATGGATCACAAATCTTCTTCTCAGAATATGAGAACAAGCAAGGTGGTGCGCAGATGGGATATATTACTCGTAAACTGCAGTTTAAAAATACATCTAAGCTGTTAAAGATTCAGTTCGCTGCTTCTGTACCATCAAACATGGGTATTGATAAGTCAACTCCATCTATTACGTTGCCAATTAAAATCAAATCTGGATCACGTACTTCTGAGCACCCAGATGTGGTTACTCAACGTACTGCTATTACAACAACTTACGCAATCGGTACAACTACAATTGGTTTCCAATCAGTAACTGGTATTGTTGATGGTATGTATGTTTATGGTCCAGGTATCCAAACAGGTACACGTGTTAATGGTATCTCTAGCACAAACGTAACATTCGACAAAGCGATTAAAGTTATTATTCCTTCTTCATCGAGTGGTACTGTTTACTTCTTCACTGGCTTCGATATCTCTGGTCAGAATAAGACTCAACAAATTGACGTAGGCGATTATGTAACATATAATAATACTAGTGGTTCAGGAACACCAATTCCTTCTAATACATATGTTGTTAAAGCACCTAAGAATACTTACTTCACTAAGAAAGTTGGTACATATTCAAGTGGTGCTTTCGTTGAAGCAACAACAGCAGTTCCTGTTGCGTTGTTTAATGGTGTCCGAAGCGGTATTGACCCAACAACAAACACAATGACATTCTTCGTGGATGACTTGACAAACATTAAGCAAGGTATGTATTGTTACATTCTTAACTATGCTAACAATGATGCTACTTACGTTTGGGCACCAATGACAGTTCGTCGTGTTCTTCGTGTTAACACAGATGCTAAATCTATTACAGTTGAGAAGCTGTCACCTCTTGATGAAATTTCAACAATTGGTTACTCAAACTTCTTCTACTTTAACAGTAACAACTCTGTTATTACCTTCTTCAACCCAACGATTGAGTTGAATCAAGCTGTAACAGCTGATGTTGTTCCAACATTGTCATCAAGAACTGCGACTAACTTGTTATCATTTACTACACCTCCAGCTTCTGAAGTTGAGGTATATGCTAAGATAACTAATGGTGGTAATGCTGTATCAACTTCTGCTCTACAGTTCCAGTCTAATGAATACAATGCTAGTACAAACCCATATGGTGTAGATAGCACAAATGATATTATCTACTTCCCGATTGCACATAACTTGAACACTGGTTCGGCTGTGTTGTATAATGCTCAGTCTAATGTCATTACCAACTTAAAATCTGGTACTGTATATTATGCTATCTTCGCTTCTACAACATCTATCAAACTAGCAACTTCATATACTGCTGCGGTTGAAACTGAAAAAGGAACTTCTGGCTATGCTGCGATTAATATCTCAGCAACTTCGGTTCAAGAGAATCATACTCTAACTGACGTAAACCAAAAGAATCAAGCATCTATTGAAGATAAATCATATTTCCGTATCTTACCAGATACTTCGATTGGTGGTGATAGCAGTACTTATGGTGGTATCTATCCTCTTGCTGTTGGTAAGGGACAGTTGACAACGACTGATGATCCATCTGAGTATATTGATCATTCGTTTACAGTTGATAACTTAGATCCGTTCAATACTGCTATTATTAAAATTACAATGAGATCTCGTAATCCTGCGTACGTACCAAAGATTAAAGATCTTCGTATTATTGCAACTGCATAATGGATAAGATTGTACCAACTGATGAACCCCACCTGACAAAAAACCTTGCGACAGGTGTGGTGCTAAATAATGATGATAATGCGTATCAAGCATATCTTGTCCAGCGTTCTGTTAATGAGGCAAAACGTCAACAAGTAATGACATTGGAACAAGAAGTTGAATCGATGAAAGAAGATATCGCTGAGATCAAAAATCTACTTAGATACTTAATAGAGAAAAAATAAATGGCATTAGTTCAAACACTGTATATTGATCAGGGAGCCGACTTCCAAACTGGAATCACATTGTATGCTGACAATGGAATTACGCCATTGAATTTGACTGGGTATTCGTTTACATCCCAATTAAGAAAGTCTTTTGCTTCTTCAACTGCAACTACATTTACATGCACAATTCCACTTCCAGCTACTGGTCAAGTGGTATTATCTTTGAGCGCAGCACAAACAGGTGCATTAAAATCAGGAAGATATCTATATGATATTGAAATGGTTGATACATCTAATTTCAGAACCAGACCAGTTGAGGGTGTAATAATCGTATCACCGCAGATTACGCAAGTATAAATATTGGTTTGATAACTAGAAACCCAACACTGTAATTATACAAGGTTACAGAATTAATGTCAAATCAAAATGCCATCTGCCAAAGGTTCAAATAACAATGATAAATTGAATCAACCTGTAAAGGTTAAGGCATCATCACTTTCTGAAAACAAAGCAATATCCGCACAGGATATTCGCAATCAAGTTAAAAAAGTTGTTGCTATGCCAGCAGAAGCTGTTCGAGCAGCAATGGCTCAAGCAGTTGTTGGCGCAGCAAAACTAAGTGTTGTTTACGACGCACTAAGTCATATCCTAAGTCTTATCGAATCTGGACACGCAGTCGATAAGGCAACTCTTAAAACTACAAAGGCAGCTATTCAAACTGCCCATGCTAGTGACGCAATCTCCACTAAACGTCTTGGTAAAGTCTATCAACAAATCGTTACACTTAACGAAACAGTTGTTCGTGTTGTTAGTTACCACAAAACAAAGAACGATACCCTTTCCCTATCTGATACTAGAACCAAGTTAATTGGTAAAGTTAAATCAGACACATCACGTGGTACTGATGTTGCTGTTAAGAGTGTTCAGAAAACTAAAAACGATACTGTCAAATTTGCTGAGAATTTTTCTAAAGTTGTTTCCTTTAAGAGACTACCAGCAGAATTACTTTCTTCAGCAGATGTAAAAGCATTAAGTGTAACAAAACCAAAAACTGAAACTGCTAGTGCTGCTGATTCGCGTTTTAAACAGGTATCTAAATCTCCATCAACTCAAACTGTCAGTTTCTCTGATTTAAAGAAAGTAAACTTCGGCAAAGTTGCCAGTGAAATCTTCAAAGCCAACGACAACAGAACATTGTTGTTGACAAAGAGAATTATTGATTTTGTTTCTGCCGTACATAATGCTAATCTAAACTGGAACAACACATCTTCTAGATTAGACATTTCTCATATCGGCGATACATTCTCTAAGATTGTTTCCTTCGTAAGATCTGTTCCTGATACTACATCATTGGTTGAGAGTAGAAAGAAAACAGTAAGTAAGCCAAGAACAGAAACACCTCTTGCTGCTGATTCTGTTTTAAGAGTTGCATCATATCATAAAGTATTCAGCGATAGCGAATCTACTATTGATACATTCCGCAAGGTTGTAACATTCAATAGACCTAAGAACGAAGCAATCTCATTAGCTGAGAATTTTAGTAAAGTTGTTTCGTTTAACAGAACGAAGAATGACACAACATCGTTTACTGATACAAAAGCAAAATATATTGGTAAAGGCACATTTGCTGAAACGAACAGAGCAGTTGATGCAGCAGCTAAAGCCATCCGTCCAAATAAAACAGATACTGCTCGCACATCTGATTCATTCTCACGACTTGTTTCATTTAATAAATCTTTAAACTCAACAGCTACATCAACACACTCTGTTGATGTTATTGCAACTGTTAAGTATTACAGAAGATCATTCTTTGATGTACCAAGAGCAACTGATACATTAACAAGAGCATGGGTTGCTAGAAGATCGCCAGCAGAAATACAAAAAGCAACTGATGTATTCAGTAAGGTTGTAACATTCAGAAGATTACCTGCTGATGTAGCAAAAGCAGAAGTATTCTTAAGAGTTGTTTCTTATAACAGAACTAAAGCTGACACATCAAGAGCAACAGATGTATTCAGTAAGGTATTAACAGCAAGAAGAAGACCAGCTGACATATCAAGAGCAGTTGATCAAATTACTGCCAAGTATTTTGCTAAGAAACTTGCTGATACTTTACAAGGTAATGATCGATTTTCTTTTGGATTTACCCATCCAGAAGTTACGCCTGGACACAACCCAACCAACATATCTAAAGTATACGATCAGTTTAGAAAACTTGTTTCCTTTATTCGTCAGTTCAATGACACTACTGCGATAGCAGAGACATTCCCTAAAACAGTATCTAAAACTGCTGGTAGTGCCCAAAGTCGCTGGTACGATTTCAACGACATATATGTATCTGTTGAATTATGCCAGTACTATGGTTCTCAGTGGGTTGATTTTATACAGCCAGTTGACTCACCAGCAAAATATGTAACTAAAGTTGCAAACAAAACTTTAACATACTATAACAATTCTATTTGGACAGATTATGCTGACTTAACATTCGCCGAAAGTTCTTCAGTAATATCAACTGATCCAAATTTCGCAACTACAGCTGTATTTGATCAAGACCAATACCTATCATACGCATCATCATATACTGCTGATTCAGAAAGAGCATTAGCAGCTGATACCTTTGCGAAAACTGTAACTTACAGAAGATTACCAGCGGATACTGTTCCTGCTGCTGACACATTCCCTAAAACTATTTCAAGAACTGTTGGTGATTTTAAACCAAACGTATTTAATGACTTCAATGATATATTCTATACGAATGAATTCTACAGCGATACTGGTGGTGTAAACGCAACAGCATTAATTGAAGTTGTTCAGCCATCTGTTCCTTCTGGCACACCAACTTATAATGTTACAATACTAAACACTGGTACAAAGTATTCATCTACTTACCAGTATTTTTCAGTAGCTACAGGAATTGGTACTGACTGTTCATTCCAAGTTGCAGCGACATTTGGCGATGGTAAAATTTTATTCATAACGAATATTACTGGTACACCATCTAGAACAAATACACAAAGTGCATATTTTACTGACCATGCCCAATTAACTTTTGGCACAACAGCTGACCAAGATTTGGTACAGTATGATGCTAGAACATATACATATCCATCATCAGTAACTGTTGATGTTGGACCAAAGAGTTATGAAACCAAACGAAATGTTGTTGGTCAAGATTTATTATTTACATTAAACCCAACAGCATCAGGCGATACAGCAAAATATAGTGATGCTGTTGGTAAAACAGTTTCTAAGAATGCGACACAATACTATTATGCGCAAGGCTGGTGGACTGACTTCGCTGATCTATCATTCGGAAGTGGTAATGGTTTAGACCAAGACTTGTCATTAAACTTGACAAAATCAACACCAGAAACGATTTCTGTTATTGGTACTACTTCAATAGCAACTGTTGGATTTACAAAACGTAATCGCGATGCAGTAAGTCTTGCTGATATAATTCCTAAGAGTCTATCAAAACCAAAAGAAGATACTGCTGGTGTAACACAAACATTCGCAAAAAAGTATAATGTTTCTGCTGGCGCATACGCTAATAGAAGTTGGAGATCTTATGATGAAACATCTCTTGCTGTTCTGTCAGACATTGAATTATCATATGAAGGTCGTTATGAGTTAATTCAACTTGGTGAAACATTACCTAAAACTTTTAGTAAGAAAGTTGTAAACCTCAATTATGTTTGGACAGATTATAACGATTTAACATTCGCAGCAACAGTTGATCAAGATTTGGTTCAAACAGGTTTTGGATTCACAACAACTACAGACTACGCTACACTTACACATAAAACTGAAATAAGTTTAGCGAAACCATTTGCTGAAACACTCAATGCTGCTGAGACATTCCCTAAAACAATTACTAAGAGTGGTGTTGGTAATACAACTCTTAATGATCACCTAACATATAATCCTGAGTATATTCCTTACTTGTCATTAATTGATGAAAGTTTACAGGGACAGTATCCAAATTACAAAATTGACAAGTCAACAGTCAGTGATAGTAAAGGTGCATTCATATCTAAAGTAATTCTTGGCACAGGTCCAATACGTAAGTATGTTGACACAGGAATGGAGTTAACATCGTTTGATGATACAGTTGTTACATTCGGTGGTATTAGTGATATAGGAAACCAAGTATTTCCAGATGTTAAGTTTTTAGATTATTTTGAAAGTTTTACAGTTAGCGAAGATTTGTTTACTCCATCTCAGTATGGCTCTGACTCTGCGTTATCTAGTGATATCTTTTCAAGAGTGTTTAACTCAACAAGAACATTTGCTGAAACAATCCATGTTGCTGATTCATTGTTATTGTCTAAAAATGGTAGCGTATTCTTTACGTTGTTGAGAACAAATTCTGATATTGCTAAGTCAGCTGATCTTATTCACCCATTCTTTATTACTAAAGCAGCTGGTAATGTTAAATCAGTATACAGTACATGGCAAGATTTTGTTGAATTGGAATTAGCAACCGAACTTGCTCAATACTATTATCGTGGTACGGATTCTACAACTGATATTAACAGATCGGTTGATGTACGAACAAATCAGTTTAACAAGAAAGCTGGTATTGTTCAGAATATTTGGAATACATTTGATGAAGAAGTATATTTTATTCAAGACTTGGTCCAGGTATATCCACAAGACTATGTTACAGAAATTATTTCTTGGACAGAAACAAGTACCAAATCGTTCGGAAAACCAAGAACAGATATAATTACTACTCCTGAGACATTCCCGAAACTAATTACAAAACCAACTGTTGGTAATACAACTGTTAATGACCATTTAATTTACAATCCAGAATACATTGCGTTCTTTTCTTTAATAGATGAAAGTTTACAAAGTCAATATCCAAGCTACAAAATTGACAAGTCAACAGTAAACGATGCTAAGGGATTCAACTTCAGCAAACAGGCTGGTTTTGATCCAGTAAATAGATGGCTTGACACAGGTCTTGAACTTACAAACTTTGATGAAACAGTACAAGTATTCGGATCTATCGGTTCAGATAACAGCGCATTTGCTCTGCCAATCTTTAACAAATATCTAGACGATTTTATCTATTCTGAATTCTCAGACTTGTTTACCACACCATATAAAACTGAAATTATCCAAGCAGTTGATGTGTTAACAAGAGTTGCGTCATTTAAGAGAACATCACCTGAAATTGTTAAGAGTGTTGAGTTGGTTCAGAAATTATTAAGTAAAGGCACAAAATCTGAATCACTGGCTCTTGCTGAATTGGCATCTAAACAGTATGGCAAAGCAG